TTTATCAACTCCAAATTTATCTATCTTGGTCGTCTGTTGAAAATTAGCATCAACTAAACACTCAATCTCTATGGGATTATCATAAATTTTCTTGACAGCTTCGTTATAAATGACATGTGATTTTGTCTTTAGCTCAGAGATGGGATAATAATATATCTTTTGTCCCACGACATCTTTGATAATCTCTTTTGTTATATCTGAGATAAAACTAAGTTCTCTTTGAGTGATGAAAAGACGGGCCATGATTCACCTACATCAACCTATCACTATAGACTTACCCAAGGGCATGGGTATATAACGCAAATTCTTGTTCATGTTTTCGGCGGCTACTGCATCACTTTCAAGAAGTTTTGATCTAGTTAGATTAACTAAAAACTCTTTTAGCTGTGTTACGAGTTTATCTTTGTCTTCTCGACCTTGAGTTACAAGAGACTCACCATTAAGCTGAAGATCAGCATTTGGAATTGGAATGCTCTGAAACTTAGAACGAATTAATCCAAGCAACTCTCTACAGAGTGCCAATGTATATTGACGTATCCATTGACGACCTGGCTGTGTTATATTTGTGAAAGGAATATTGGTGTACGGTGCATTTTCCGGACCTGCGACGCCGTATATCGCGTCGTCAGTGTAAGCTGTTGGCTCAATAGGATTTTGTCCCTCCATTACTTTACAATAGACTTTACCCGTCTGTGACTCTAGCACGGGTATTGGAAAGAGTCTAAGCTTGCTACCAAGAATTTGATAGCTGTACTGCGATCTTCTAACTCTAAACGCTGTTTCCAACATTCCTCTTCTAAGCACATCTTCAAAGACTGGCAGCACATAGAATACTGTCGAGTTGATGTATGACTCGTAGTTAAAATTGGACGCAAGATAGTTGGTAATATTTGAAGCATTTAGCAAGAAATGCTGTGCTGCTAGTGGTTCAAAATGAAAGAGCTCTACAATTTTTAGCTTACCTTTTGAACCACTAGCTATTGTTTGATAAATCACATCGTCAGTTGTCGCATCTTTTAAATCAGCATAGATGTCATAGTCTTGCTTATCTTTTTCGATATCAAAATATCCTAACTGAGCATTATAAGCACCTCCCACGTTGGCTTCAACAGCGTAAGGATCTGCCATTCTTATTAAGTGTTCCAGTGTATTTCTAGTATACTTATTTGTTAGATCTGTGGATCCCGTAGGCATGCCTAAAATGTTTGATAATTCAGACATTATTTTCATCTCATGAATATGCTTGCTATATTCGCAGACCGACTCTTCAAAGCACGTCCAGATTTCTTTTTTAGTTAATTCAACAGATAAAACATCGTCGCCTAATTTTCTCTTCACAAAATTGACCATGTTATCAGCTTCTGTCTGAAATGCTGCGTCTGAATCAAAAAAACCAAACGGTGTTGGACTCACTGTGTTGCTAAAAGTTGGCATTTAGGTTCTCAAGTTACTTTAATTTATAATTATCATTAGGAATAGAATCGTTATGATTCATTAACAAACTGATGACAAAGGAAGAAACATGAAAACTTTGCGCCTTGGTTCAGCGGGTATTGATGTAGAGAAATGGCAAATTTTTCTTAGAGGAAGAAAGAAAAATAGCTGTGTGGTCGTATTAGGCAACTTTGATCAGATTACTCATGATGAAACAAGAGAATTTCAATTAAAATATAAGCTAAAAGATGACGGTGTCGTAGGTCCGACGACAATGTCAACAGCTCTTAAGCTTGGCTATAATACAATGTCAGACAGCAGTGTAGACGAATATGGACCAAATTGGCCTGCGAGGCCCGCAGTTAAATCTCTAACTTTTCAAGATAGAGTGAAGGTTTTTGGAAATTTTAGCTACATTCCGTCTCCCACGCCGAGCAATCCAGAAGCGATTACTATCACAGACAATTGGGCAAAAAACAATATAGCTACTGTTGAGGTAAAACAGCTAAGAAGCGTAAAAGGATCACCAGCAAGTTGCAGAATACAGATTCATGAAAGCATTGAAAAACAAATTGTGCAGCTTTTTAACACATGGGAAGAAGCGTGCTTATCTGAGCAACTAAAGAGCTGGGGCGGATCTTGGGTGCCGAGATTCATTAGAGGTTCTCGAACGTCCCTTTCTAATCATGCATGGGGAACGGCATTTGACATTAATGTTCAGTGGAATATGCTTGGTACTGTGCCGGCGCTAAAAGGCAAAGAAGGCAGTGTCAGAGAACTAGTCAAGATAGCCTTTGACCATGGATTTTATTGGGGTGGTTGGTATCCTCATCGCGCTGACGGAATGCATTTTGAAGCTTACAAAATTTTATAATTACATTCCAGAAATTAGAGATTGTACAGCAGTCTTTACTCTCTCTTGAAGCTCTTTTGGTAGTGCGGAGAGCAGAACATAAACTTCGCCTTTTTGACTAGACTGCGGTACACCTCCAACAAAATGATCTTGGTGTACTGTAACAACTGTTCTAAGAGACAACGGCGCGGGCCCTGCTCTTTCAGCAATAATTGGTTGGTAAAGATCAGCTTTGTTCATATTAGCCTTTCAACACAAAATTTGGACTAGTTAAAACTTCAGTTAGACTACTTAATTCTTTTCTGAGCGTAGAAACTTGTTCTTCTAAAAGAACTGTGTCTTTTCCTAAAGATTTTTCTTCTTGAATCTTGGATTCGAGCTCGATGATTTGCAAAAGAATTCTCTCAGATGATGCTGACATAATTTGTTCCTAACGTGTTTTTTTCTTTGTGTTTGTTTTTGCTGTGTATTTCTTCTTAGTAAGCTTTGAAGAACTTATTTCTTCGGCAGTAGTAGCAGTCATTTTTAGATCATTATTCTTTTTAGATAGATCCTTGAGGCGTTGTTCTTCTTGATTCATCCACACGTCGTAAAGTACCTTGTTGGATTCTGCTTTAAAAGAAATTAATCTATCTAATAATTCTTGCCTAACCTTAGCAAGAACAAATTGTTTATTTTCTTGTTGCTCAGATCCTACAGCTACAGTGTTTGTTAGTGTTTCATAGACAAAGAATAATTCTGTTGGCGTTAAATTTAACATAATTCTATTGTACAACAAACAATTATTTAGTTTACAGTGCAAAAACAAAAAAGCCCACTGTAAAGTGGGCTTTGTTATTTAACTAGTTAACTTATCACCAAGTCTTATCAGTGAATTTATAATGCTTCTGCAACGCACGGTAGATCGTACGAGCTTCACGTCCGTCAAAACGGAAAGTGTCACCGTTGGGAGAGTCAACATACAACATAGTTGAATCGCTCTGCGGATTTGTGCTTACTGCAACAGTGATTCCACTGTCTCTACGAGACGTCTCAGTACGAAACTTTCCAGTTCGATCTTGTCGTGTAATGATAGTAGAATTGTGGTTAGTTGATTGAGTGTTCTTGTTCTTTCGTCGTGTCATAAATTACCTCTATACATTAGAACCAACGGTTCTTATGAGTATGATATTAACAAGAAGCAAGAAACATGTTCAAAAACTTAGATAGTTTTATTTTTCTTCAATCTTTGATATTAGCATGCCGACTTTTTTGGTAGCATCGGGACTTGCTGATAACAAAGATTTTACGAAAGCTAGCAGAGCGGCACCTTTACTTGCATCACCCTTTTTTGCAGCAGTAATAGCTGTTTTTAGTGTGGGCTCGTCTATGCCTAGTTGATTAGCAATTTCTTTGGTGTTAAGCTGTCCTTTCGTATCGGTCTTAGCACCCTTTGCATCAGCTGCAGAATCTTCTGCTTCTCTGAGTATTTCTTGACGAATGATTTTTCTAAGATGAGTTTCTGTGATCTTAATCATAATTCTTAAATATCACTTACTATTAAACGAAAAGCAAAACTTCACTTTATAATGCCAGCAAGTTTCTGCCAGCGTTCCACCATTACGTCGCCAGATCTAACTCGACCTGCGTTCTCCGGTTTCTTTTCATCGCCTCCAAAGTAGGGAGGATTGAGATCAATTTCACCATTGTTGAGAGCGGCAAGCGCGCCAGGGACATCCTTTTCGTCGATAACAGGCATGTCTGGTCTCTCCGGCGCCCAGCCTGGTAAAGACATTGTAGCACCAGAAAGATTTTTCATGAACATCTCGACAAACGCCTCGAGGCCACCTTTCTCTTCTACAATTTGGGACGCGTCTTCTGCGGAAACTTTGTCACTTCCATTTTTCACGAATTTTTCTACGGCTTCTTTCATCGCATTTGCATCTTTAAATTGGTCGAATCCACCAGTCGCAGGTTTGCCCGATTTGATTCCCAATCTACCCGCCGTATACGCATTTAATACAGCAACGAGTTGTTGGCCTGGTAGATTAACCATAAACCCGCTGATCGTTGCCGACGGATCTACCATGAAAGTAGAAATCCAACGATGGTGACCGTCCATAATGTAACCGTCTTCGGAAATAAAAGCCCCAAGTTCTCCGCCTACTTTACCACTTTTTAAAGCTCCGAACGCCATGCTTACAGCTTTGTCAATATTCATCGATGATTGTGAAGGCTTTAGTTCAGCGCAAGAAAAAGATGCCGAGGATGCCTTAACTTTGTCATCTACGTCTTCGCCGTCCTTCGTGCCGCTAGAAACAGCAGTAGATATTTCTTCCCCTTTAGCCGCGGCTGCCGACAAAGTCGTTGGAAATTTTTCAGGATCAATTTTTCCAGCATCTGCATCCTCAAAAATCAAAGAAACTAGACTGCGTTTGCGAGGTTTGATAGATTCGCGGAGTGCTGTTCTTGCTTCATCACGAATTATTTGTCGAAGTCTTTTTGTCGTAAGTTTCATATTCACCCACAGGTATAACTTAAGTAT